GATCCAGCGGGTTCCCTATAAAGAACTCTGGCGCCTCGGCTGGTTGTAGCACACCTTCCCGCATCACGGGATAAGCAGGAACATCCCATGCATAGGCAAGTTCTTCTTGTGTGACACCAAACTGATTGACTAACAAATCAACAACCTGCTGTCTGTTAAGACCAAACTGTCCCAAGAACTCATTGGCCTTAGCGTCCAACGCCGCCGATTCCTCAGGCACCAATGTCGCATCGCGGGCACTGATCTTGCTACCCAACCCCATCTCTTTCCCACCTACCAGTGAGACACCGCCAACCACTGCGTAACGATGTGCTTCCCTAAGTGCCTCTAAATAGAACACCGGGAGTCCGGTGGGGTTGTTTGCTGCCCTAGGATTGACAAAGGTAGCCGTAACGGGAGTAGTCATAATGTTGACACCTTCCCCTCGTAATCCCAGCCAGCACCCGGATTCAGATAGCCACCCAAGAAGTCACCAAGGATCTTCAATGGTCCCTCTGTCGGCCACTCAGTAACCGCGCCGGTAGGCTGTGCGTCACCCGGTGGCCGTGACGCTGGTGTGCCCGGAGGGGCACCCCAATCATCCGGCCCAGCGTTCAAGGTGGAATCACCCTCAGGGATCTCACCGTACTCCGGTCCTCGCTCATACGGCCAATCAGATGGTACGCGCGGCCAGAACGGGGCGTGAGGAGAATGGGGCCGTGTCTCTGGTCCCTTCGGTGGCGGAGGCCATGTCCAACTGCCCGTCGGGCGTGGTTCGTGTGGGCGTCTGGGGCGGTCCCGATCAGGTACCGTAGTGGTAGGTGGTGGCACGGTAGTAGTAGGTGGTGGCACAGTAGTAGTAGGTGGTATGTCTGTGATCGGGGGCGGTGCCGTAACCTCAGGTGGTGGCATAGTAGTGGTGGTTGTGGTAGTAGGCACCGTGGTCGTAGGTACCAAGCCCGTCACATCTTCTACCTGCTGTTCCTCAGGATGGTACATGCTGCCGATCAAAGCGTTGAATGCAATGGGATCCCTATTCTTACAGCGGCCCATGAAATCGTTATACCGATCAATGTCCTTGTCAGCGACGTAACCCAACAGGAACATAACGTCCTCCACCCACTGAGTCATCCCCTCGTAGGTTGGCTGATACCCACCCTTGGTAGGTGCCTGTGCCTTGGGATGATCGGAGGGCTTCCGTGACTCCCTGATCCAATCAAGGATATAACTTATCGAATGCTGGGTGGGATCGATCATACGTTCCTCACCCTCAACGTGTTCAAACTCCTCCGGCGGCTATCCACTGAGTCCATCAGGCGTCGGAAGTCGGGAGCGTTGCCTCCAACAAGGTCCATCGATTCTGCCAGCCTGTCATCCAGAGTAGCAACCAACGGCGATTCTGCTGGGTTAGCACCGTGTGCGCGTAACGCGCTATCTACCATGCGCCTGTAATCCGCATCGCTATACCCACGTTCAGCAGCAGTCCGCTGACCGATGGTGTGGGCGTAAGTCATCAGTCCCTTACGGATAGCCTCAGGATCATTGAAGATACCCTCGGCTGTCATATGGTTAGAAATAAACTTCAGAAGATTAGAAGTAACTACATCCTTTTCAGCAGCGTGTAGTGAATCCACATCGCTCGGATCCCAGTTCTCCCTGAAGTTTTCAAGCCGCCCTGCCCCACGCCCCAACAACGCTTCCTCCGTTGGACTCAACGCACCCACCCGGCTGGCATACTTCAAGAAGGCACCATCAGTGTTCTTGCCACCGAAGAAGATGTGTTGACCCCAGTCACTATCTCCGTAGAAGTCAGCCATCAGAGCGTCTACTATCTGCCGTTCCTCTGCACCGCCTCCTCGTCCGAAGAACTCTTCCCGATCCTGTGAACCCAACTCATTTATCATTTGCTGGATGGTGGTTTCCAGTTCCGCAACACCCTGCTCATTGATAAGACGATTTGGGTTGTTGTTGATTCTTTCCTGAATCTTCTGTGATATCCGATTGACAGTGTTCTTCTCAATCTCCCTCGCCTGATTCCCCTGACGCTCACCAGTGGTGACATTGCGACTAATCAATCGCTGCAACACGCTGTCCATGTAGGGAGTGGCGTCAGCCGCCAGTTCACCTTCCGGTACCTTCAATGCCGTATTGATGATGTCCACTTGGAACATTTGCAATGCGTCAACAGTCAGGTCAGCCATACCATGCATGCCGACAACATCTAGTTTGCCCCACTCAAAGCCATCTTCAGGGACCAGCACCCCCCATGCAAACAACTCCTGTTGGATCTGTTCAAGAACAGCGGAGTAACCCTGCCCATCCCTAGTGTTCTCCCACAACTTATCCATATACTTGTAGGCATCCATCGGGCCGATCTTGCCACCAGAGAACAGATCATTGACTGATGTGATATCCCCGTAGGGCGTACCATCAAACGATGTTATGAACCCAACCATCCCTCCCTCTTCCTCAAGGTTGGGACCAACCAACATCGACTGATTCGTCTTGACGAGTTCATCTGCGTACGCTTCGATGGCAGCATTCAGCGTCCCACCTAGAATGTCTGCCGCTGCCCCACCACCGAATGCCTCATCAACATCGACAAGCAGGGTGGTGCCATCACCGTACCCGCCGAACTGTCGCATCAGTTCAGCGAACACCGCAGGGTCATCTTCGGAGGTATCGGGAGTCTCCGGCTTCCTTCCATCGGCAACACCGGACATGAAGACCGACCAGTTCTCAGCAACGTTTTGTTGAACTATCTCAAGTAGGCCGGGGATGTTGCGCCAGTCAGCCCGCAGATAATCAGTTAGTTGTCCCCTGCCCTTGGCGCTAGTGAGCGATAGGACATTGGCGGCGGGCTTGGATGTGTCGCCTTGGAATGCAGGGCTGATCTTGCCGTCTGCCTCATAGATAGACGACCTGCCGATACCGGCACCTTCACGGGAAGCAGTCATAACACCGCTTTCCCTGAGCCAGTTAATGAACTTAACGAACGCTGACTCGCCAGTCATCCGTTCAAAGTGCAGAGCCTTGAGGGCTGTGTTCCCGGCGCCCTCTGCTACATCGTCCCCGCCCCCGGTGGAGGCTGGCATTAACTCCTGCGCCTTCTGGGCTACCCGGTCTTCTATCGATACTTCTTCTTCTACCTGTGGTGCGAACTCGCCTTCTCGTGTAACAAGATCCTTGAGAGTAGTTGCTATATGCCTGCCTTCTGATGCGTAGGGGAGACGCCACCAGCCTTGAGGCTCATTGATCCTATTCCCCTCTTCATCCTTCTCGTTGTACCCTGTGAATACTGTGTCTATGGCCTGACCGATGTCACCGAAGAACTCACCGATTTCATCTGGGACATCCCAAAATTCATCAGCCGCGCTAGGGGAGAGGCTGCTGACTAGTTCTTCTTCGGGCTGCTCTACGAAGAGGTCGGTCATATCACGCTCATGTCGATGTGAACCAACCCAGCCTGATGTTTCGCAATCCAACTCTCCCCGATAATAGGCAGGAACACACTGTAATATAGTTCATTTAACCACGGCTTGTTACGGACGAACTCCTGCATTATCCGGTGGTACTGGAAGCGGAGGGCATCACGCCTAGCCCGTGCCTCAGGGTCAGTGTGGCCCTTGAGGACATCCATCTTGTCGGAGAACCCAACGATGGTAGCCATCGCATCCAGAATGTCTTTCCGATGCAGCCCCTCAGGTACCAGTTCTGGTGAACCGACAAGCAACTTGAACTCGTTGACAGTCTCGTCTCGCTTGAGGCGGGCGGTACCAGTGGTGATCTGATTTACAAATACAGGGTGCTGCAACTGGAACGACGCATACCAGATGTCCCACTTGTCATCCAACTCGGTGGTGTCCATGTTGTTGGCACGCATCGCATTCTTCTGTGTCATGTAGGTCACACGCCGCTTGCTGTAAACGGGGTAGGCAATGTTGAAATACAACTCAGATAGAAACTCCTCTGGTGTATCCATCTTACGCAGCCCCATATTCAACTGACGTTGCTTAACTTCTGCTACATATTCATCATCTTCCACATCAAACTTACGGGGCATGAAGAACGCTGACGACATGGTGAAGTCACGGGCGAAGCCGTCGTTAGCCACCAGCCAACGGTTAGCCTCCTGCGTAGTCTCCAACACAGCAAACGGAACCTTGGTATGACCGGAAGTCCTGAATGGTGAGTGCACCACCGGGTCGAACTTCTCCCCGGTACGGGCCTCTACGTTCTTCACCCACTGTGGGTATGCGTCCTCATAGGGCATCCCCATCTCCAACAACTCATGGAACTCTTGGTTCCATTCCCACTTATCATGCAAAGTAAGATCAGCCAAGTTCCCGGTAGCGGGACCGAAGAACCATGACATCGCCTGCAACAACTGATACTGGCGGGCCATCTCATCTACATCCTCTAGGAACTCCTCCCGGTACAGCGCCGGGTTGGAATGCGATGCGATCTCCTGCTCTGTGGGGATGGAGCCATTCATCGCCATGAACTTGAGTATGTCGATCTTTGCCTTGGCACGGGCCTCACCATTCGGGCCGTCAATGCCTATCAATGAGAACGCCCTGACAACCAGCGCAGGAGCCACCGATGACCACGCCGCCTCAAAGACTCTGTTCGCTCGGGATCCGACACCTGTATCTAGTTTGCTTACTCCGGGGTATCGGCCACCGACAAGGTTGTGTTCAAACATCTGTCGGATCTCAGGGTCACGACCTGAAGCAAAGTTGATTGGTGCAGCAAGTAGCGGACCAAGGCCCGGTCGTCCGATTGAATCCAGATCGTAACCGGGGATCACATGGATGTTCATTGCGATACCCATGCCGGGGCGCACCACATGACCAAGGTCACCACCGAAGACACTGTTAACGATGGGGGTCTTGTCGGCTATCGACAGCATGTATTGGGTAGCGACCTCGCTACCGGGAATAACGATCTTCTTCTCTCCGAACTGATCCTCCTGAACGATGCCGCTGTATACCCCGGCGTTCATTGTCAGGTGGAGGTTGCGGAACATCAGCGGGTTGTGCTTCAGGCTGCGTCCAACACGGCGTAGGAAGTTATCTTCAGCAAACCAGAACGGTACGACTGTGCCGACCATCTGCTGAAACTGTGAACGGATGCGGTGGTCATCGATGAATGCGCTGGTCAGGGTCATGGCCCGACGGACGGATATGTCCCGGTGGGCTTCAGCCATTACCTTGCGGTGCAGTGCCCAACCGAAGAACTCGTTCTGCGTCCGATGGTGTTCTTGAAGTACCTCGTTTACTGTCTTGACTTTCACGTTGTGGTATCTGGACCGCAGCAGCATGAGATCGATTGCTTCTGGTGTCAGATCGTCCATGAGGCGGCTGACCCGCTCTAACACCTCCACAACATCAGCGGGTGTATCACCTTCTGCGATGATCGCTTCTATCGCATGCATGGCACCAAGCGGGCTTCTTGATTCAATAGCAGCAGCCAACTGGGAGGCCGGAGCCTCCGGGTTTGCCTGAGCCAGCGGCCAATCAAAGTCGATGAACCCCTCTAGTTCATCAATCACAAACTGACGGTCTACATCGAAGTGCCCCGTCTGACGCCAACCAAACTCAGTCTGTTCTCCTAACGCATCACGGAGCCTGTGATTGTACGGCTTCTTCACCCATACGGCATGGCCCCCCATAGCCCGAGTCATACCCTGCCATTCGCGCACCTCCAACATGGGCCGGTGGTAGATACGTCGCACCCCCTCTGTCTGCGGCTTGGCTATAGCCAAATAATGTTGGAACAACGGTTCACGAACCATCGCACCAATCATCGGGTTGACCACCCCGTCAAACCAATTGCGTAGAACTGTCGTCCACGCCTTGCTGATCTTCTCCCCTATCTTGCCGCCCTCTTCAGTAACCGGCATGAACGCAAGGACATTCTTGGGAGCGTTGGGCCACCATCTAGCCCTGTTCGCATAGGCGTCAACGCGCGCGACACTGACCTCATGTGGCTGTAGTACCTCACGGATCCACGGATGGAAGACCTCATCAAAGCCCTGCCTGCTACCTGTGCCAATCAGGTCATCCAATTCAAATGAGTTGAGGTAGGCCATTTCTTCGGCAATGTTATGAAGATCATTCCCTGCCGTGTATTGCTCCTCCATCAACTCGTAGTCAAGGAACCAATCATCGGACGGTTCTTCACCGTGTCTGATTACAACAAACTCGCCGCTTGTTGGACTCCTGTAGTAGCGGGTCAGATAGGTTTCCGGTGTGCCGTCTATCATCGGTACCATCGTCAAGCCGCCGGGTCGTGGGTGCACCAGATGTTGACCAGCGATCCCGATCACATTCTCGTAGCGCAGCCCGTCAGGTCCGAAGTCCCGTGCTGTAGTAGCACCGTCCCTGCCCCACCCGTAATAGGAGTTCATAAACTCGCCACCCAAAGAGGTAGCCATATGCTCATGTGCAGTCGTTGATCCAACCACATTTCTGACATTGGTTATCTCAAGTTCGGCTGGCCTGCTTCCTGCTGCCAGACCGGGGGCGTTCCACAGTTCCTCACTATTCACATCCATCGTGGAAATGCGCCCGCTGCCAACACGGTGGCCCTTGCCGACGTACCGGTAACGGGCAGCGACCCGTGTCGCTAGAACCTCTTCCACAACCTGCGAGATGATGTGCGCCACCTTGGGGTTGGCACTACCAGTTACCAATGGGAAGAAGCCTTCCCCAACAGATTCCCAGTCATTTGCTGTAGCGATCATGGTGGCAGCGGTCAGGCCCGTACCCCCCGGCCCCATCGATGGTTGCAGCATGCGCGCCGCAGCCAACGCTTCCTTCTCAGATAGACCTATCTCTCTCATCTTGACTGTGAGCAGATCCACCACTTCATCGAACCAGCCCCCCCGTCCCCGTCCCCCACTCAGCATCGTGATGAGGGCTTCCCTGTATTCCAAGGGAATCATCGGAACGAACAGGCGGGTAGCACCGGGCGGCAGCATCTCACTGGCCTTGCCACCCAAGGCAGCGAACCCTGCATGCGACCGATGAACTGTCCGAAGAATATCCTGACCGTCTGGGGTCATTTCCCGGTTGAAGTACGCCAGCCGTCCACGACGCTTGGCCTCACCAATATCATCTGTTAAACGAGCAATGTCTGCATCGCTAATCAGAAGAGCAACGATGTTGACATCGGCACCAACCTTCTGCCCACCAACCTCCGGGTCCAACAGATTGCGCCACCATTCCCGCTGGGCGTCGGGCATGGCATCGATGAAGTCATCGACAGCATCCGGCCACCCAGCCTCAAACGGCAGATCGCTGACAACCAACTCGCCTGCTTCATCGAAGTGTGCGCCGGGTGCAACCCGGTCAAACGCCATTCGTAGGTTATCCAACGCTTCCGGGTTCTCCCGTGCGAGGTGCATGACAATCTGTTCTGGCGACTGGTCCCTGAGCAGGGTGGTGACACGACGGATCTCATCGGGGGAACCACCACTCAGGGCAGCGAGGGCCAACCCCTCGGCGGTAGGAGTTAGTTCTTGTCGGATCCGTGGTGAAACATAGTTCCCCATTTCTGCCAGATAGGCACGGGCAAATACATCATCGGAATGCATGCCTAGCCGCTGGCTTACAGCCTGAGCCTTAGCGACATGGTTCAGTTCGCTACCCGGCTCGTTCGATACCCATACCAGTTCCGTGTTCTGGTAATCAACTGTGAACTTCAACATCCGATCTATCTGGGTGACGCTGTTCCCCTTCCGTAGCGCGTCATCCATAGTGTTCTTGCTGTAGTTGAGGTAGTTATCGAAGGTTCCCAGAATCTCCCTCATCTGGGCATCCAGCAACATGGGAACAGTTAGAGAAGAAGCGACAGCGTGCACCCGTGCTTCATGGTCTTTCGCCACCTTGCTTAGTACCCGGCCAGCGAGTTCCTGTCGGGTTGGCATACCCGGCATACGACCGAAAGCATCCCGCGCTGCCAATGTCAACTTGTTCGCCTGTGCGTTGGAGAACTCCAACAGCCGCCTAGAGGTACCTCCCAGTACGGTGCGGCCTGCCTTGAGTTTGACTGCCGCATGAGTATCTTCAAACAACTTGAACGCAAGTTCTGGGCTGTCCTCCAACAAGGTCGCCCATCTTCCCTTGTTGTTTTCAACAACCTCCAACAGCGACTTGCGGAAGAGGGCGAAATCCCCGACCCCAGCGATCTCATTGAATGACCGCCATATCGAAGAGAACGGCTTCCATAGCATAGGTAGACGTTCCGAGTCAGGTAGTTTCGATCCCTTGACCAGCGTCTTCCTGCCATACTGATCGAACATGGGATGGAAATCGGAGGCAACCTTGGCTAGTTTCTGCTTCCCATAATGCGACGGGCCTTCCCGCAGCATCCATGTGAACAACTCCTCGCCACCGTTACGAGCCACATACCCCATACGCAGCAGAACAGCAGGACGCCATGTCCTAGCAAGCAGCGCATCAACCGCAGGTAGGTGCAGCCCCCAGCCAAGCCTCCGGTAGAACGCCATGTATTTGGCTACAGCCCCAAGTTCCCGGTAGTTGGGTATAACGTCACCCCGTGCCAACTGTGCCGAATACTCCTGACCGGGCATGATGGCCTTGCGAACATTCAATCCACCAAGGGCCGGGAGTCCAACCATGTCATCCGTGATGTTGCCGTACCTGCTCGCACCCTGCCGGACGAACCTTTCAACGAAGCGTTGGACATCCTGCCCGCCGTGCATCAGCACACCCGACCTGCCAAGGAAATCCAAATAGAACTCTGTAGTAACCAGCCATTTCTCAGAATCGTTACCCATTGTGTAGGCACGCAGGTAGTTGTCGATCTGGGTGCGTGGCATATCCACCATGATTCCCATATCAACTAGCCCTTGGAACTCGGCAATCGCCAACTGGGTATTACTTACATCTATGTGCGCTGCCTTGGGGACGTAGGTAACTAGTTTCTCTGCAAACTTGGCCGGGTAGTAGGCCAATGCGTGCAGCGTCGCCGCGCTGATTATCCCGTTGCGGTGCCACCAGTCCAGTTCGGCATTGGTCCCACCCGCCTTATGGATCTGGCCTTCGATGTAGTTCTGACGGGCACGACGCGCTCCCGCAAATGGCAAGTCCTTTACGTCTTGGACAGGTACCCCGTCAACAATCTCCACGCCCCTACCCTTGTGGTACATGAGCATGGGACTCATCTCGTTCTCTGCCATAACTGCTTTTATGACATCCGGTTCATCAGCGAGGCGGGCCTCTTCGATCTTCGCCAGATCCTCCTCACTCAAGCCGTACCGTCGCGCATTACCAATCGACGGATCATCCAACACGGACTGAAGACCGATGTTGTCTATGTCGTTACTGAGTTCAAGTACCCCCTCATCGATCCGCCGCCTAATGAATACATTGACGTATTCGCCCTGTTCCACCAGCCATGTCGCAGCAGCGCGTGCAAGGTCATCGACAACTTCTGCGTCCAGATTATCGAAACTAAGTATCTGTTTCCTGACGTAGTTCTTACCGTCAGCCCACTTCTCTCCAAACTTGCTCATCCGTGGCAGGAAGATGGCGTCCGGGTCTACCCCGCCTACCTTGGAGGCCAGCATCTCCCAACCTGACTGGGATTGGAGGAAGTCCCAGAAGCCCTGCTCATGGGATAGTGTCGGGAAGGTTCTGGTCTGGAAGTCAATCCATTCAATAAACTTCCCGTCCTTGTCATACTTGGCGAACTCCACCCCTTCATTGGTGAATACAGCGTCACCTTCTGACAGCGGGTTACCGGGGTCACCCTTGATGCGGCCCTTGATCTCTGCCGCAATCTCCGGTCCAGACTCCGGGTCACCCTTGATGCGGACCTCACCGATCATCTTGCCCTCGTCATCGAAGAGCCTCCACATGCCATCTGCATCGATGTGTCGCGCATCCACGGTGAGGGCCATCCTGCGCCTCATCAGATGCCAGTTCCACATATCACCGATGATGGGAGCCATCGCAGGCACATCGCGCATCAACTGACCTAGACCAGTGTCAGTACCGAACTCGGCCTGAATAGCCTTATTGACGTTCTCATCGGGGTTAGCAGCCCTGAACGCACGGCTGAACTCATCTATTTCATCTTGCTTCTTGAACGCATCGTTGATCCGGTCGATCAGCCGGTTGATTGCCCTGTGCTGTGAGCGAAGCATCGGGTTCGTCTGGGCCAGATACTCAGCACCGGTCCTGATTAGCCTCCTACCACGCCCAATCGGGATGTTGCCCTGAGTAAGCGACCCGGTACTCCCGACCCCACCCCCTCTGACCCACTGCTTGACTTCGCTGAGAGCGTCATCGAACTGGCCGGTGTTGGGGTTCCAAATCCTGATTGGTGCGAACAGCCCGGTATCTGCGGCTTCCGCACGAAGAGCCTTGGATAGCCGTTCAGAGAAGTGAACCGCATCACTTGTCATCCCCACACGCAGCCCAACCTTCGCGTGCTTGGCTACCTTGAAGAGAGCGCCACCAGCCCACGTTGTCGGATCTAGCAGGATCTCAGTAGCCAGCGCCCCAACCATACCGACGGTCTTACCCTGCCAACTATCAGGGTTAACATCCCAAGGGGACACCGTATTGAATGCGCGCTGGGAGGCATCAAAGAGGCTGAGTTTACCCGACTCAAGAATCTCTAGTGCCTTGACATTACCATCTTCACTGAGCGTTGATTGCCAGTTACGCCAGAGAAGCCCGACCCTCTCCTCAGTCAGACCATTCTTCGTCCCCTCTTTCAACATCAGGTCATATACGGCCTGCTGCCCACCCTCAAGATAGGCCCGCAGCATGCGTGTCTGATGACGACCAACGATCCGTTCGGCCTTCTTAACGGTCCCCGAGTAATAGGAGTTCTCTTCATGCTTTGTTTCATTCCATGACTCTCGCCAGTCGCGGGGATCGGCAAAGGAACCCAGCCCCTTCTCAGCGAGATAGCCACCGGACCGACCCAAGCGTGTAGCAAATCGGGAGGGCTTCATCACCCCGTGTTCCCATAGGTTGCTGGCAGCCTTACCTGCGAAGAACCCCATCAACCGGATCGGGGCCATGCCAGCCGCTATCACTGAACCCATATGCTCTTCAGGGAGTAACGGGATATCCCATGTCAACATCCGTCTGACTAATGATTTCTTCTCCTCGTTGGGTGGTTCATACCCACCGCTGAGAAGGATCTCCCGAGTCGGCTCCGCCAACTGACTGAACTCAGCCATCTGTATATTGTCCGGCATCGCCTCAAACGTATGCCGCATCTGATTGAACTCAGACTGGTTATACGCACGCAGGAAATCGTCCAACATATCGCCGTCCGACTTGTGGCTCTGCGCCAGCGACATAATGGTTTCAGGCGCGCTATCTAGGAACCGACCTGCCCCGGCACTTAGAAGCAACTGCATCCTACGACCGTGCCATTCGTCATTAAACGACGAGGACGGTGCGGTACCAATCGTACTCGTTGCCCGCCGAAGCCCAGAGCGTTCAGCCATTACTGGCTCAGTTGTATAGCGGCGTCTGCAAGGGCCGGGTCATTCACGGCTACAGCCCAGTTGCGTAACAGTTCAGCCGTCTCGTCAATGGGTCGTGGTGCATGTGAGATCATCGGTTTGTTGCCGCTACCCGGCGCCGTCAACGGTGTGACCTGTGGGGTGTAGCCCCGTGCCGCCTCCAACGGGAGCGGACCCTGAGGGGCTGGTGCTTGAACGGCTGGGACGTTGGCCTGTTGCGGCAGAGCGATCTCGCCTGCCTGCTTCTGGGGCAGCGGGATAGCCTGCTGGGCTTCTAGGCTATCGCTGACCTCGCCATATGCTGCACCAGCCTCCAAGCCGGGGGTCTGCGCTGGTTGTTTGCGTGCCCTTACCATCAGCCAACTCCCTGACCCAACGCGGCGACTAACTGCTGTGCCGCCTCAGGCGGGATCTCGCCACCGGGAGGACCGGGCGGTGCCCCCTGTGGTCCCATACCTTGTGGTCCTGCTGCCAAACCCATCGCCTGCTCCGGTGCTATAGCCATCCCCGCTTCGGGTTCAGGGGCTACAGCAGCCTGTTCCTTCCGTATCTCTTCGTCAGCCTTTTCGATGGCCTCAAAGATATCCAGACCCTTCTTGCGATGCTTCTCAATCTTAGAGACATACACCACAGGCAACTGACCCGACAAAGCCTGCTGCTGGATGGCTGCCAGAACCGCCTCCTCCAACTGCTCCTCATCGACCCGTCGTGCCTCCATCTCAGCATCTTCGATAAATGGATGCTTGGCCCTGAACGTATGGAGGCTGATGCCCTTCATGGAAAGCAACTGCCCCAACTGGATTGTAGTCCCCTGTACGTCTGCACCGGGGATGGAATGTGAAACGACGTTATTGAATGTCTCAAAGTGATCGTTTGGTACGAAGTCAACTTGTCCGAAGTCACCGGCATACCCGGTGAACATGGAGAACTTCTTGCTACCCCAGTACCCCTTGTAGGTGGCGAACAGGCATTCGTTCAGGTATGGGAGATGCCCCTCCATGATCTCCTGCATCTCCTGAATGCGCGGGTCAAGCGCCGCGCCCATGAGTGCATCAATGCCTCTACCAGTCCGAAGAGCGCCATATGATTCTCCGCCGATCTGCGGGACCGTGCCAGTAGAGATCCTTGCATTGCGCTCCAATCGATCAATGGCGATGTTGGTTGACGGGTCAGGTGACGACCGGAGTTCACCGATCTGTTCAGCGTCAAGTAGGACGTTCACCTGTCCTTCGCGGCCGTCTTTCCACTCGCCGCCGACAATCATCGGCACCTGACCCGACCGCCCGATGATATACCTGTCAGGGAAGATCGCCTTCTCCTGCGCCATGATTTCCAAAGCCATCATCTTTGACATCAAATCAACAATGCCGATGACATTGGAGATAGAAGAAGCAATCCTGTCTAGTGTCACCCGTCCGGGTGTGATAACGCACGGCATCCCGGCCTTGTTGCGGACACGGGTCAGTTCCATCGTTGTCGTAGCCCGTGGCTCCGTATACGAATGTCGGCTGTACCGTGGCCCCATGATGCCGATGACGATGTGTTCGGAGTCCACCCATTCGGCTACATCCCACAACTCCTGACGGGCGTTCTCATCTCCCGTTACAGGCCCACCGTTTTCTTGACGGCACTGTGGGTAATGGCTACGCAACCAGCCGCCCGACTTGCCATAGATGAATCCAACATTGGCCGGAGGCTCCACATCTTCGTACGCCTTCGGCTCTGGGAACACACCGATAGGGTCACGAACCTGAATGCGAGGTAGCCCCTTATCGAAATCGGGTGTCACCACAAGACAGGCGGTGGCATACCCGGCTAGGTGCCTGTATGCCCGACGGATCTTGATCTTGTATTTAGAGTCATACCATGTAGCAGCGAGCGCCTTCCGTCGGATATCAGCGTACTCGCGCGACCGGATCCCCCTTTCTTTAGAAGGATCGATAGCAGGACAACCGATAAACGGAGTAACGGACGCAGCCCGCTGGGCCACAGCGTCGATGTTCTCCGCTATCAAAGCAGGCGTCAGAGGAGGAAGAACTGGCTCCTCTTCCATTGACGGGAGTGGTATCACATAATCGCCGTTATACCGCTCCTTAACATCCTGCATGCGGGCGATGAGGGGGGACTGTGCGTCCTGTCGGAGTCGAATAATCGACACGATCTCATCGAACGTATACATCAAAACACCTGTCTGACGGGCACACTTGATCCCCACGGTAGTCCACCAAAGTTAAACTGTGAAGTGTCCAGATCAAACGACTGCTTGCGCTGTCGCCACAGGATCCAAATAAACCACAATGCCATAACCTGATCCTGCCGAAGTTTCGTCCCGCGCTTCATCGGACGCCACGCCTTCAACTGACGGATCAACTGGTCTGCTTGGTGGCGTGTCGCAGGATCCTCCGCATACGGAATGTCAATCTCGCCGCGCATAAACGACAACGCCATCGACGGAACACCAATCGTTTCATCGTACTTGTTCATCCCGGTGAGATGTTCCCTGACTCTGAAACCGTACCGCTGCGTCATCTCAATCAGGCGCTCATCGCGGGATAGCCCCTTCTGGAACACCATCGCTTCGATGATGACATCCGACACACTGCTGCCATTCCTGCCGCATTGGAGTACGGCATCCTCCACAATGCCAAGGATCTGTTCGTTACGGGTCAGCCCTACGTCTTCCCGAATGAAAAGTATTTTAAGTTTTCCTTCGTGCGGCGTAGCAGCAATAACGCAATTGTTAGAGCCGAGAGCGGGATCAACGCCAATATATACAGAACAATCTTTAGGGGGTTCATGGTTCACTGACCTCAGTGGGTTCAAGCACTTATGGATAGATTCGTCTGTAAAGGTTGCGGCAGCAGAGGAACTGGGTTCCTGCATGTAGTTACGGGACCACGCCTCCTCACCCACCTTCCTACGGATACGGTCCAGTGATTCCAGTGAGAAGAAGTCCGGCCACAATGGTTCCGGCTCCCCCTTTTCATCAGTGACAATCGCTGGGAACTTGATAACCCGGAGGATGTCTGAGTCGATCTGCTCCATTACCCGCTCATAGAAGTCGTCCTCACCGACACGGGTACCGTTGATGCTGGTCCGGCCCTGCTCACCGGGGCGGGTCAACCAGTCCTGCCGGAAAATCTCAAACATCTGTTCGGTCAGGTTGAGAGACACCCTTGACTGAATGTCATCAATATGTAGGTGATCGGTTCGGGTACCAGCAATCTTGGATCGCCAACCCAATGAAACCATCGAATAGTCGCGCTCATCGTGCCTGTTCTTCTTGTATACGCTAAAGTAGTCAGCACCCCACGGCTGGGCGGTTTTGCGTCCAGACTGGTTCTGGGGTACAAACGGACCATACTTTGCCACATATCGGGGGAACGGACCTTGAGGCTCCATGCGGGAACGGATGCGTCCAAGAATTTTACGGGCCATGTCCTGTCCCTCAGATCCGACGGTGATGCGGAACTCGGGATTGGTCGCCAGTTTGTAGCAGAAGTAATCCTCGGCCAACGTAG